TTGATGTTTTACTTGTGTATTCAATTATTTCATCATTTATTTTAATTAAACCTGAATCAGAAAAGTTAGTAGTCGCATCTACCGTAACTGTTGTTGCAACGGCTGTTAGACCACTGCCATCATTTATAGCTGTAGAAGGTAATGAATCAGTTGTACCACTAAAAACCCCTGCTCCCCAACCTGTTCCAAAAAAGTTTGTATCTAACCCTGTGTTTATTTGATACTGGGCAACAGTACTACCTCCACCATTTTGGTTATCGCTACCAGAAGCTGTTGCTGATACAGTAATTTTGTAAGAATTATTATTGACTTTTTCTATAATTTGATGTTCGCCATCTAATACTGTAGCCGTAATCTGGTCTCCTAAAGAAGCTGTGCTAGAAAAAGTAACAAAATCATTTAAATTAGCCCCATGAGCAGCATCAGTAACAGTGATAGTAGCACTGCCATTAGTCGCTGCAAAGGTCGCTGCCCCTGTGGTTGTTTTGCGTAATGGTGTGATATCGTAATATTGACCACCATCAGCGATGTAATATTTTAAATTCGTGCCGATGCCTAAAAATTTAGTACCATCTAATGCCACCCAACTAAATAAAGCTCTACATGTTCCTAAAAAAGTATTTGTACTATAAGCAGACCACCCCCCTATTTTTTCAGGGTAGCCTAATCTAAACCGTATTTTATCACCATCAAACCACCCCCCTTCGTTAGAATACGAAGTACCCTCGCGATTGATTCCAGGTTTAAATTTAAGTGCAGTTAAAGGCATTATGCAGGTCTTAGCTCTATTCCTGTTCCAACAAAACTAGAACCAGATATTGAACCACCATTCGGGAGAATAAATGCAAAATTATCGTTTGTCCCACTATCACCATCTTGTTGTTGAATAGTTCCTGTTCCACCACTACCGTTGTTGACAGTAAATGTAAAACTTCCTCCACCAGCATTTGACCTGCCTACAATAAATACTGGATATCCTCTACTATTTGTAAAACTTGTTCCACTAATTGAAAAAATAGCAGAAGAAGTAGACATCCAACTATTTGCCATGGACACTGTACCAGAGTCTGTAAATGTACCACCAGTTAGTCCACTGCCTGTTGCTACACTTGTTACAGTGCCATCTCGAGCTGAGTTTATTTGTGCAGCTGTTCGTGTTACTAAAGTACCACCTAGTTTTAATCCATTTGAGCCATCATGTGAAGCTAAATCCACATCTGTAGATCCATCAGCAAAAGTTACATTACCTGTAACCAATAGACTGTTCGTGCCATCTTCATCGTACTCAAGACTGACATCTTTATCTGAGCCAAATATTATTTTCTTATCATCAGCAATAGTTATTAGTTCTGCTCCAGAACTTCTATTTATTAGCACTGTATCTGTGCCATCTTCATCATACTCGAAACTGACATCTTTATCTGTGCCAAAGAATAACTTTTTATCATCTACTATACTAACATCACCATTAGATATTTGTAATGTGCTGCTTGTTGTATCAAATTTTGCCAATACATCTTGGTCTGAACCAAATTGTATAGCTTTATCATCAGCTATAAATACATCTCCAAATTCTGCAGAAGTAGAGCCTATATCTGCACCTCCAGAAGCATCTGGTAATATTGAAGTAGTAGCAGTGACTGTTGTGCCAGTTATTGCAGCTGGAGTAGTCCCCCCTATAACAGAATTATCTATAGTTTGACCAGAGAGTGCTTGGGCATTTACAAATAAAGAACTTAAATCTGTTACAGCTGCTCCTGATCCTGCACCATCGGCAAAAATTACAGCTCCTTTCCCAGCTGTAATTGTTGCATCAGCACCCGAACCTTGTGAAAACACCACCGATTGTGATGTGCCATTTTTCACAAAATATAATTTATCAGCATCATTTGGTGCTATTGTTATAGTGTGAGTGCCAGAAGGTGATCCTCCTAACACTAACACTTTAAACATGCCATTTGACAAACTACCATCACTTGTTGTAAGTGTGCTAGATGTGCCTGATAGAGTTAACTCGCCTACACCATTTATTAATCTATCAATAATATCAAAGTTTGTATTTGTTGTAGTTCCCCATGAACCTGCTTGTTCACCAAGCCCTATTTTTTCTATACCACCGTTTGCTGTAAATGTTGATCCCATTTTTACCTCATAAATCTATATTTGTCCATGTTGGCGTGGATCCTGTTGTTATAGGAGTCCACGTTGGGCTGCTTGAGGGTGTAATCGTTGTATACGATGTTCCTGGAGCAGGTATAATATTTCCCCATACTAATACACTTCCTAGAGAAAGTGTAGCGGAAAATCCTTCTATAGTGATATTAGCTTCACCAACTATGGAAACATCATCCAAACTTATAGTCGCTGTTACGGCTGTAACATCGGCAGCTCCTTGAGCTTCAATACCTACACTACCTTGTGCAAGTGTAGCGGAAAGCCCTGCATTTATTGGTACAAATGTTCCTGGAAGTTCTGCAATAGAGACTTCTGATATGGCATTAAAGCCAAGCATTAGTCAGCGTCCTTAATTGTAAGTGTGCCTTCCTTTACTTGTCTTAGTATTTCTTGATAGTCTGAGTTACCCTCACTTGGGGGAACATGGTATGTTTTATCTCCTACAACAATTTTTATTGCGTAGTTTTCCCCTTTGTCATCTTTAGTATATTGTGCTGACGTAATATTCATGTTTATAACTCCGAAATAAATTCTATAAATGCGTCTGCGTCAGAGCCTGCTCTTAACAAAGCTCCATTACCGACCCTATCAGCATCTGTGGTATCACAGAAAAAAGCTACATTCATCTTAGTAGCTCTATTAAGGGTAAAATTGGAAGCATTCATGTCACCGTTTTGAGCATTAACTTTAAACGTTCCATCAAAATTCATAGTAGGATCATCTCTCATATCTGGTGACAACTGATACATACCAATAAAACGAGTGTCTGTGGACATAGAGCCATTACAAACGTAGTCATAAGTTTGTCCTGCTTGCCATCGTTGATAATAGCGTTCACACTGCTGAAGGGTTTGTGAAAATTTTTGATGCTCAAACTCTGTTGGGTTCTGCCCTACTTCTAACTGAACACCTGTGATGAAGAAGGTTCTTGATGTGCTGTCAAAGAATGAATCACCACCTGCAGCTCTATTAGCATTTGTTTTGGAAGCCCATGTTGCAGGTAATGTACCACTGCTAAAGTTTGACCCTGCGTGTAAGAATATTTGTAAATATAAACTAGCCGCATTATCATCGTCTAATGCTCCTGTTGTATCAGCAGGAAAAGTAATTTCTACTCTTGTCCAATCCGTTGTAACACTAAACGTACTACAGACATGACGAGAGTTATCTCCATCAAATAACTCACACACATAGGTAGCATTAGCATTACCTTTTACATAAAAAGATACTGCAAAGGGTTTAGCACTTGATGTACCTTTAGCAAATGCTTGTAAGTTTTGACCTTCAATTATTTGAGCTAACACCACAAGTTCGGCAGCCCCAATAGATGTATCTGCTGTAGTGCAAGCAAGTTTAAGACTATTAGCAAATCCACTTGGAGCAGAACTATCTTGTGTCATAGTTAAACGTCCTGCTGTTGTACCTTCTGCACCTAACTTAAATCTATCCATTGTATGATAACTGTCAGCATTACCACCTAATCCTGTGCTTGACGTTCCTCTTTGTGCCACATTCATTGCACCATTGATAATCAAGTTCCTGTTAACTCCACCACCACCTGCGTTAATGTTGCCTATAAGGTTTGCTAATTCTGCTGCTTTGCTCATGCTAAATCTCCTGCTACTTGGGTACAAGAATGAACAGCGTCATTAATTGATGACCCCACTAGTAGTGTATTATACTGATATGAACCTGTAGCAAAATCTCCACTGTTTGTAGGCATACGAACTTCATTGTTAGAAGTGTTGCCACCCTGTGATGCAGTCACAGAATAATCATTGTTTGCCATGTCATTATTTATGGTTATTGTGTGTGTTCCTGCTCCATCATCTGTTGCACTACTTACGTTAAAACTATCTCGCAAACCAAACGTATCTGTACCTTTTAGATTTGCCCACACCTTCACCAACCCCTGTTGCAGGTTAGTCGTGGTGCTATTCCCTTCGCCTGTCACAGCTATTGACCCTGCTGTGGTTACACCTGTTAATGTATTTATTTTAAGTGTTGATGCCATTATGCTAAGTCTCCGTGAATAATACCACTAACATACTGATAGTCATAATTATTATTCGCACTTGATGTGCAATACTGAATAGTATATCTTTGTGCAGTTGTGGAGCTTGTTCCTCTTCTACACTGAGCATTTGCTGTGTCAGTATCGTTTCCATTTCCTACTATTCCTGAAGTAGCATATACTGCGTTACTCATGCCGTTTGTAAAATTTATAGATTGATCTCCTGTTGCGTGGTCTGAAATTGAAGCAGAATTAAAACTATCTCTAAAAGCAGGAGTGCCATCAGCGTTCCAATGTGTCCAAACCTTTGCCAACCCTTGCTGTACACTCGTAGTAGTCGTACCACCCTCTCCAACGATAGTGGTCTGTCCTGTGGAGTTCATGGTTAGCTTTGTAGCATTGGCTACCTTCAGCAATATCTGGTCATTAGTAGCAAGATCAATCCCAGTATCATTATCTCCCCCTGCATTGACGATTGTATCTACTTTAATTTCACTTGCCATTATGCTAAATCTCCTAGTATACCTGTACTAATTTGAGAGCCATCTACTAAACTTCCATCATTTGCGTAGGAACGTATTTCATACTGTGCTGTTGTAAAAGTAGAGTGTTCTCCCCCTGCACCTTCTTGATTACTTGTTGCAAGCACAGAATAATTTGAATTACCCATAGCATTTGAAAAGTTAAAAAAAGACCTTCCTGTTCCATTATCTGAAATACTAGATGTATTAAAACTATCTCCTATACTCTGTGTGCCTGTTTGAACTATTCTGCACCAGTTCTTACCTAACCCCTGCTGTAAGTTAGTAGTCGCAGACGTACCTTCACCCAAGACATTTATACTGCCACCTGTGGTGCTACCTTTTAAATTATCTACTCTAAGTTCACTGGTCATAATATTGTATAAAATCCATTAACTGTTAGCGTTGCTGATGCACCGACTGTAATAGGTCCTGCTGATAAAGCATTTGTTGTGCTACTGATTGTTATGTCAGCACTAATAGTCTGACCATTGGTTCGTATAATACTGTCGTTACCCAAGAATGGATACCGTGTGTCTGCTTCTGCCTTGGTGTAGCTGTTGGCTATACTAAAGGCATCATAGGCTATTATCTCTACAACATCATTGACTGATGCTCCTGTGACCAACACGACTGTTGTACCTGATGTGGCTGTATAGTCTGTGCTAGGCTTGAGTAGGATACCATTCTGATAAACATCGACATACTCACCATCTGAATATGTGAGCGTATTGGAATTAGCATCCGAACCAGAGAAAGATGTCTGCCCTGCTGTGGCTTGGTATATGAAGCGTGTTCTAACGCCTTGATTGGGTGCTTTTCCTATGTATGGCATTTAGTTATCCTAATAATTTAATTGCTGCATCATCTCTTGCTTTACGGTTCTTGTAGTCGCTTCGTGCAAGAACTAATTTAACAAAGTCAGCTTGGTTGCTTGGGATTGGGTCAGTAAAAGAACTGTCGTTCATTAACTTATCTGTCCACTCTCGTTGCATCCTCTTCCAACAGTTGTTTATTTTACCGTCTACTGCAGCTTGTATCCATGCGTCCAACCCTGCGTTGTCTGTATCTGTATACAAGTCGTTTGCTAGTATTTGTTGTTGTAGGTCTGTTAAGACTACTGATTTAGTATGATTTGCCATTGTTACCTCCTTTAAGATATGTTATTTCGCATTGGCATATTAGGCTAATAGACAGCCAGAAAAACTTGTTTGTCCTGTTGATACATCTACTGAGTTTGCACCTGCTGATTGGTAATACACTACATAAGCAGTGTCACTTGCATCCATGTCTGCCACGACTGTTAAAGGGAATGTCATGTAAGAAATATCTTTATCAAAACCTTCAGGGTCAATTAAAAAAGCGTAGTTTCTATTTGAAGTTATAAGTGTTATACCTATAAAATCTGCATCTTGGTCTAAATGACTAAATGAAATATTTGCTGAAAGATGGTATTTACCTGTAACAGGAGCAGTAAACGTATTGGAAGCAAAGTCACCATTTTGGTCATAGACCTCTGTACCAAAAACTATTGTAACATTTGATTGTACAGCAAGGCTTGATTGTGCTGAAGAGGGTGTAGCTAAAAACGCAGGTTGCAATGGCTTAGTAACTGCACCAATTGAATCAAACACCATGTGTGAAGTAGTGCCTAATGTTGAGCCAAGACCTATGGTTAAGCTATCTGCACTATCGTCTAGTCCTATGTGAAAGTCCTGTGCATTGCCATCAAATATAATAGACCTATCTGATGCTGATCCTCCCCCTAGTGTTAGGGGATTATCTACTCCACCACCTCTTACTTTAGTTAAAGCCATTTATTTACCTCATGCGTAAGGGCTATCACCCAATGTGCTTGTATCCCAAGCTGCTTTTAGTTTAGATATTGTATCTGCGTTTGTTATAGCCGATGCAGCAGGGGCATCTCTCAATGCCTTTTTCTTTGCTACAGAGGCTGCTTGTGCTGTTGAATCACTTGCTTCCAATGCTTTCATATAAGTCACATCTTCTGCTTCTAACAAAGGCTTTCTGACTTCTCTGATCTTGTCTTTGAATATCTTCTTAGCCTCCGTCATGTCTTCAGATATCACGGAACCACTGAGCTTCCATGCGTTTCTAAAATGTCTGTCAGATGGCACAGTTGCAGTAGACGCATCTATGGTTGCCCCATCCTTATCTGTTATAAATGTTTTGGTCATTAGTATCTCCTATGCCACTTGTTGATCTATCTTCCAAGCGTTACGCCATGTTCGATGTGACGGTAACTGCTCTTTCTTTACTATAAGCAACCGCTTTCTATTGGCTTGCTCATAATCTCTCCACACCGTTTCAGGTATGTCCTTCTGTATTAGGTACTCTATTGCTTCTTCTTCTGTCATAGCTTTAACAGGTTCTGTGTTATGCAACAGGTATCCTCGTGTATGCTTTACAAAGTCAGGCTTTGCTTCATCCTTCTTGAGTTCCCAATAAACCCATACAGGTGGTAGTATGCCACCATTCAATGCACAAGCCATCCAGTTAGGGTCAGGGTGTGTTACCTTTGCAGGTTCATCTAGGTTGTCAGGGTCTTCCCATACAATGCAATACTCACTTCTGTATGGCTCTAGGTTTTCTTTTGCCCACCCTAGTCTATCCCATAAATGTGTTCCTTGA